GAAAACGCACATGCCAACTTATTGCGACAAATGTGAGGCGGTCCTCGACCGCGACGAAGAGCGGACGCACATCAACGGAGAAGACCTGGGCTTGGATTGTGCTGATCCCAGCAGCACCACCATAGGCCTGTTCAAGACCATCGACCAGCATCGCGGACAACTGCGCGCATGGGTCCAGATCGATGGACAATACGATCAGTTGGTTGGCATCAAATCGGTCGCCATCAACGGTAACACTGTTCAGATGGAGATTGATATGGCCGATGTCGCCGCCTTCGGAGAGGATCCAGTCGGACCCACGTTCGACCAGATGCGCGAAGCAGTCCGCGGAAACCTCCGCGAAGACATCACCGTTGACGATTACCTCGGCGGCGCGTATTCGCCCCGACCCGGATTCGGGCCGTGCGACGACTTTGACCAAGACCGCCGCCATGAGATTGTCGGTCGCTTGTCATCAACCGGAAATCCCATCGTTTGCGAGATCGAAGGAGGCATACAGTGAAACTCATCCCCCTCGACCCCGCTATGAGCTTCACCGCCCTTCTCGCCGGTGCTGTGTTAGTTCCGACCTGCTACCTTGCTGGCCTGGGGATCACCCTTCCCTTGATGGCGTTGTCGAGTTCGGTGGGGATGTTAGTTCTGAGTTACTTTGAAACGCGCTCTAATTAGTTCTTAGTTCTTAGTTATGAGGATGAACCAATGGACATTCAAGGACTCAGAGAATTACGAAGTTATGGCGGGTGTGTCATTGCGAGCAGTTGGACCACCGGATCAGGAAAACATACCAACATCAAAACTATTCCACCGTGCTGTAAACGCATTGAGAGGTGGGAGCGTTCCAAGTATCCAAAGCGGATCCAGGATGTGTTTGAGCAGAACCCACAAGCAAAAGCGGTAGTTGCAATTGTGGATATGTGGAGAGCAAAACAGTTCTTGAAGGGGGACGAGAAAGATGAGGATGAGGAGTATGAACGGGGAATCGATCGTATACTGGAAAGTGACCGGGACGTTCCCGGTTCTTAGTTAGTCGTTAGTTAGTTCTTAGTTAGTTCCAATCAATAGAGGATGAACCTATGTCCATTACAAAGCAAACAATCCATCTGATGCAGGATGATCGAACCGAGTATGAATGCCGCACCCACACATGCTTCATCAAGGGGCGCGATACATTCTTGAGTGGCTGGGGCGGTGCCGAGGGTGGAACGTCATACGCCGTATGGTGCTGCCGCCCAGAACACCTCGACACCGTGTTTGCCTGGGTCAAGGGCCGAAGCGACATGGTTGGAGTTACCACCGCCTTTGACCCTGATTCCTACCAACTCAATAGAGGGGACCGCCTCCATATCTATGTTGTGGGTAGCGGTCACCCTTCACTCGCAGTAGGAGGTGCAGCGTGAACAAAGAAACCGAGATTGAACGAAAGCCGGTTCATTTCATAACAATGGTGCAGTATTGTAAAACACCTGATGAGGATTGGGATGGATTTTCTGATGAAACCGGGTATGACGGGGAGATTCTGTGGGTCAAGTGCCTCGTGAATCAAAAACCACCACCCGAGTATCTTCTGAAGGACAACGGGTTACCATACACAGACGAGGAGTGGCCTCCGTATGATCCTGATAATAAGGAAACTTGGCATTCGGAGTGGCCCGGAACTGAATTAGCTATCTACGTCCACGACGGTGAAATTGTTGTTGAACACAAAATAGATAATATGGATAGTATCAACGCAGGGAAGCACCTGGGTTGTGCGGTGTTCCCTCTTCGGAAGAACGTAGGTGCAGCATAAACCCCACTGACTTGCTACAATGCCCACCACATTAGTCATCATCCTCGCACCCCTCCTTGGTTAGTTCCTTGGGGGGGTGCTTACTTGTAGAATAAGATGATGTTAGTTGACCCAGATAACCGAAATGACAATTGGAGGATGGACCATGAGTATCAAACAACGAAGATCGAGTTATGAAGCTTCTGTTACGAACAGCGGTATTCGCTACCGGAGATCATTCAAAGAGAGACTTCAAGCACAGATATGGGAGGCTCAAGCGAGGGCTGACTTGATTGCTGGGCGCACTCCAGAGGTTTCCAAACACTCAGTGCATCGCAGTCTGCCTCGGACTCTTCAAGAACTTGCGGACTACACCTACAACACGGTCTGGTCGGGTGCTCGGAGTGAAGAAACATCCCTGATAAACGCCAATTTAGTTGTTGCGACCGTCAGTCCTGGGACACTCATCAACGATATCGACAAGGCGACCATTGATCTCGCGGTTTCTGAGTGGAAGAAACTCGGTAACTCCAACGCAACTTGTAACCGGAAACTGAGTTCCATAAGTAAGATGCTGACGGTCGCGGTGGAACTGGGGATCTTGGATCGCCTGCCTCCCATCAAGAGATTACGGGAATCTCCGGGTCGTATTCGGTGGTACACGGATGATGAGCAGGATCTAATTATGGATATGTTTCACCGCCTCGGTTACCCGGAGCATGGTGAGATCGTTCGGGTGCTGCTTGACACTGGTATGCGATGTGGGGAGTTGTTCAACCTGAAGTGGGAAGACATCCAAGGGAAACTTATCGTATTGAATGAGACAAAGAACTTTTCTCCGAGGTCTATCCCGATGACCCAAGCCACGATACGAATCATTACAAATCAAACCTGTGAGGTTGGCCCCTTCAAATGGACGGATGCTCGCCAAACCAGAGGGATCTGGAATAAGGTTCGGCATCAACTCGGGTGGTCGGATGATCCCGGTGCTACCTTGCATGCGTGTCGGCACACATTCATCAGTAACTTAGTTCAAGAAGGTGTCCACATTGCGGGGGTTCAGAAACTTGCAGGTCACAAGACAATTCAGATGACCTTGAGGTACACCCACCTTTCCCCTCACGATCTGGAGTCTGCAATCGAGAAACTTGAGAACCGACGAAGCAACTGTGGTACGATTCGTACTCACGGATGAACTAACCCTCCAAGTTGGGATACGCACGGATGCGTCAAAGTGATCTAGAGCGTGAGATGATTTCGTTGGGGAAAGACCGATACTGGAGCAAGGTCGCCAGAACCAGAGAGAAGGAAGTGGAGACCTATGCTCCAGCCGCTAAGAGACTCCTCGGAGAATCAATCGAATCCCTCGCGGATGAGATCAAGCGGTGGACTCGTAATTCGGAGTCTGGTCCTGGTCGCAAGCACCGGGTACTTCCATACTTCAGTTTGATCCCTACGAATGTGATGGCTGCGTTGACCGCCAGGACTGTACTGGATGGTATCTCTCAGCAGCGAACACTTACCTCGATTGCTATGAAACTGGGGCAGTACCTTGAGGATGACCATCGGGCTCGCACCTTGAAGGAGAAGGAACCGAACCTCTACCGCGATCTCTTTGAACGGACCAAGAAGAACACCTCGTACGATACGAAGCGGAGACTTTGGTACAAGACTGCAAAGGCGAATGATATCTTCCTCCCAAGGTGGGGTGGTAAGGATCGGTGTGCGGTTGGGTTAGTCTTAGTTGAGTTGATGCGTACCGCAACTGGTTTGATTGAGATTGAGACGGTGACCAACATCTTCTCTCGCTCAGTCACGTTAGTCCGCGCCACCGAGTCGTTGCTTTACTGGTTGAAGGAAGCCCACGCATTCCATGAGATACTTACCCCGGTGTACATGCCGATGGTTGTTGAACCGATGCCGTGGAAGAATATGTGGCAAGGTGGGTATCTCAGTGATGAGGTTCGCCGTCGCCCACTTGTGAAGACCTATGATAAATCATACCTGGAAGAACTTGACAACACCCACATGCCTGAGTTCTACAGCGCGATCAATTCACTGCAAAAAACTAAATGGGAAATCAACGACGATGTTCTTCAGTGCATGCTGTATTCATATGAGAACAACACTGGGGTTGGTGGTCTACCGGCGAACAAAGATCTAGAGATACCGACGCGGCCATCTGATAAAGATTGGATGGATGAAGAAATCCAGAAGCAGTGGCGTCGAGCTGCGAAAGAGACTCACCATTTAAACGCGCAGGATCGTAGTAAAAGATTACACCTCACAAAAGTTTTGTTCCTTGCGCAGAAGTTTCGTAATGAAACCTTGTCACAGGTGATGAATGCAGATTTTCGTGGGCGACTCTATCCCGCAAACATCTATATCAACAGTCACGGTCCTGACTGGGGCCGGTCAGTGCTTCGTTTCGCAATGGGTGACGCTATCACCTACCGGAATGATGCGAAGTACCTGGGGGTACACCTCGCAAACTGCTGGGGTCTAGACAAGACACCCATCGAGGAGCGTTTGAACTGGGTGTGGGGTAACGAGGATCTTTTCAAAGCCATACATCAAGATCCGTTGGGGACTACAACTGAGTGGTCAAAGTCGGATGAACCGTGGGGGTTCCTGGCTGCTGCAATGGATATGGGTGAGTTCTTGCGGGTTGGTTATGGTCATATCAGCAAGATCCCCTGCGGACAAGACGCCAGTAATCAGGGTCACCAGATCTATGCGATGTTGCTGCGTGATCCGGTTGGTGCAAAGTACACCAATGTTCTACCCTCGGATAAACCATACGATCTCTACCAAAAGGTCGCAGATATTGTCATCGAGAAGCTCACGGCCTCAGAGGATCCCTTTGCACCTACTTGGTTGGCGTTTGGGATTGATCGAAAGACGGTAAAAAGACAGTGTATGACGCTTACTTATGGGGCGACCCAGCACTCCTGTAAAGAGTATACCGCTCAGTGGTACTTCGATCTCACTCGGAGCGGGAAGCGACCCAAAGTGTTCAAGGATCACCCATTCAAGGCGTGCATCTTCCTGAGTATTTTGATCTATGATTCCATCGGGGAAGCCGTTCAGTCTGCAATCGCAGGAATGGACTGGCTTCGGGAAGTAGCGGGGATCTGCATGGAGCATGACGTTATCCCCATGTGGTCAACACCCACTGGCTACATCGTGAAGCAACTGTATGAGAAGCAAGCCTCGATGGAGGTGAAGACCAGTATCGGTCAGAAGATCCGCCGTCACCGCTTGAGGTTCGGCAAGGGAGAACTTTCACCCTTCCGTCATAAGAACGCCCTTCCGGCTAATATGGTTCATTCCTTAGATGCTGCTTTGATGATGAAAACCACCAACCTGGCGGTACTTAACGGAGTCTCGCAGTTCTCCATGATCCACGATTCCTACGCAACGACTGCGGCCCAATCTGGAATGTTATCTTCATGTCTTCGACGGGCTTCGGTCGATATGTTTTCGGAGGATCTCATGGAAAATTTTGCGAAGCAGATCACGCACCTGCTCCCAACAAATATAGAGTTACCACCAATCCCCTATGTAGGGGGTTTGGAGATCGAGTCGTTGCTCGATTCGCAGTATTATTTCGCTTGAACCTCTGGAGAACCCGATGCCGAAGAAGAAGCACATGAAACTCATTACTCCCAAGGGTACTGCGATCTATCCGCGGATTAATGAACCCAATCGAAAGTTTGATCCGATAGGTGTTTACTCTGTGAACCTGCGTATGACTGGGGAAGATGCTGCGGAGTTCATTACCACGATCACCCAGGTCCGCGACGAGTACCACGCCGACCAGACCAAGGAACTGAAGAAGAAGCTGAAGAAGGCTGATCTTCCTGTTATGGAGGTTGTGGATGATCAGGGTGAGGACACCGGCGAGGTGGATCTGAAAATCAAACTCAAGGCTGGGTATGAGTATGATGGGAAAACCATAACTCAGCGACCCATCTTGGTTGATTCCAAACGTACACCAATGAACAACGATATCCGCATCGGATCAGGTACAACGATGCGGTGCGGTGTTGAGGTTGCGCCGTGGTACATGCCAACCAACGGGGTTGGTGTCTCACTGAGGTTGCGGGTCGTTCAGATCATCGACCTCGTTGAGTTCGGTGGCGGCGGCGCGGAGGCATATGACTTCAAAGATGAAGAGGGCTTTGAAACCGTCTCCGCAAATCTCAGCGAAGATTCCATCACGAACAACCCCCTTGAAGGAATGATGTGAAAACCTTGGTTCTCATCATCCCGGTGACTCCCGTGCCTGCCTCCAGACCGCGTGTAACGAGGTGGGGGACGTTTTATGGTTCTAATTATAAGAAGTTCCGCAAGGATGCGAAGGCCGCTTTGGATGGAGTCTACTCTGGTGAACCGATCTCCGGGAGTCTTGAGGTTTCTCTGTGGTTCTACTGCAAGAAACCCAAGACTACCCGGAGGACGGAACCGCGGGGTGATGTTGACAACTACGTCAAAGCAATTCTGGATTCTTGTAACGACAAGATCTGGGAAGATGACGATCAGATCTTGAGATTAACTGCACGAAAAAGATGGGCGGATGACTTTGGACCGAGAATCGAACTCATTGTTTCTCCGACATGAGCCATGCCCCGACTGCGGATCGAGGAACAACCTCGCGCGTTATGACGATGGGCATGGGTTCTGCTTTGGATGTGGTCGCTGGGAGCCTGGAGATAACCAACACGGTTCAGAGTACCAAGAGGATAACACGGTGCGATCAGAGTTTATTCAATCAGAGCCCCGCTTCATAAAAAGCCGCGGTCTTTCCGAGGAGACCTGTAAGAAGTTTGGGTATGGCATCGGGGAGTACAACGGAACCCTGTGTCATGTTGCGAACTACCGAGGTTCTGATGGAAAGATTGTCGCGCAGAAGATCCGGCTCCCTAACAAAGACTTCCGGATGCTTGGGAAAGCAACAGAGTTGTATTGCGAGCATCTCTGGAGGGATGGTGGGAAGTTCATAACTGTCACCGAGGGAGAGATAGACGCTCTCAGTATCTCCCAAGCCTTTGGTAACAAGTGGCCTGTTGTAAGTATTCCCCATGGTGCAAAGGGAGCCGCAAAGTCCATCACCAGAAGCATCGAGTTTCTTGAGAAGTTTGATCACGTTCACTTCTGTTTTGATCAAGACGAGCCGGGAAGGGCTGCCGCTACAGAGTGTTCTTTGTTGCTGTCACCAGGAAAGGCGAAGATCGTCACTCTCCCTTGTAAAGATGCCAACGAGTGTCTGATCGAGGGAAAAGTAAAAGAGATGATCAACGCAGTCTATGGTGCCAAGACCTACAGGCCCGATGGCGTCATCATTGGTGAGGATCTGTGGGAACGAGTTATCACGGATCGACTGGTGGAATCGGTTCCGTATCCTTGGAGTGGTCTCAATGATCTTGCGCATGGGATCCGACAAGGCGAACTTGTTACACTCTGTAGCGGTACGGGGGTCGGGAAGTCTTCGGTGTGCCGGGAGCTTGCATACTGGCTGATGGGTTTCGGGAAAAAGGTGGGATACATCGCCCTTGAGGAATCCGTTGAGAAAACGGTGCGAGCCCTGATGGGGATTTATCTGGACTGCCCACAACATTACTGGGATTTTCCCGAAGAAAAATTAAAGGAAGCGTTCGATGCGTCCATCGGGACTGATCGGATCGTTCTTTATGACCACTTCGGATCTATGGCTTGGGAGAATCTAGTTTCAAAGATCCGATACATGGTTCTTCATCTTGGTGCGACACACATATTCCTTGATCATCTCAGCATCATCGTCTCAGGGATGGGTGATGGGGATGAAAGACGCATGATTGATCATGCGATGACACGGCTTCGGTCGATCACAGCCGAACTGGGGATTGCTTTGATCCTGGTTTCCCATTTACGAAGACCGGAAGGACGCGGCCATGAAGAGGGTGCTCAAACATCACTTGCCCAACTACGCGGTTCTCATGCTATTGGTCAGCTCTCTGACATTGTTATTGGGTTGGAGCGGAACCAACAAGACGAAGACGAACCCAACGTCACCACAATCCGAGTCCTTAAGAATAGATTTTCAGGCGAAACAGGAGTTGCCAGTCGTGTCAAATACAATAGAGAAACCGGGCGACTCACTGAATGGGACCGTTCAGACGTTGCTGAAGATTTATCCGAGATCCCTTTTTAACGCGATCCGCGAAGTGGAAACGGGTGGGCATCCAGACCCGAACAACGCGGAAGGTGATGGTGGGAAGTCCTTGGGAGCGTACCAGATCAGTCATGCTTATTGGTACGACGCATTAGAGAAACACCCAGCGATTGGGGGAACCTACGAGGATGTTCGTAACCCGTTTTACGCAGAGTGGGTGATGCTTGCGTACTGGGATCGCTTCGCACCTGATGAGACTTACGAGACTCTATCCCGTATTCACAACGGCGGACCAATGGGGTACATCCGTAGATCCACAAACAACTACTGGAAGAAGGTTCAGCGATGTCTGCCATGACCTACAAGAAACTCGCTGCTCATCTTGAAGATGTGACGGGGAGAGAGATCTCTTACCAAAGAGTTCAGCAGATCGAGGCATCTGTTCTTAGGAGACTCAGGAAGTTGTTGGAAGATGACCCCGTGATTATTGAATACATCAAGGAACATTGTGAATGTACCGCACCTTAGATCTGTTCGCTGGTATCGGTGGGTTCAGCCTTGGTCTTGAAAGGACCGGGGGGTTTCAGACGGTTGCGTTCTGCGAGATTGATAATAAGGCTCAGTTGGTCCTCAAGAAGCATTGGCCTGGTGTCCCTGTGTATGGGGATGTAAAGGAGTTAACGGTTGAAAGATTGCAATCAGATGGGATTGTTCCAACAGTCATCGCGGGTGGATTCCCATGCCAGGACATCAGTGGAGCCGGAAAAGGAAAAGGAATTGTTGGGGAGAGATCCGGTCTCTGGTCGGAGATGTTTCGACTCATCGGAGATGTACGGCCAACGTGGGCAATTATTGAAAATGTATCAGCCCTTCGATCTAAGGGACTTACCTTGGTCCTTCAAGATCTCTGCTCGGTCGGGTATTGCGCTGAATGGAATTGTATTCCCGCTAGTGCCGTTGGTGCGCCTCACCAGAGGGATAGGATCTGGATTGTGGCCTACCCCCACATCTCAGGACAACAATCAAGTTCGGGGGGTGGGGAAAACAATAGTAACGAAACGGGGGACTACGTTGGGGGGTGCTGTGAGGATGTGGCCTACCCCGACAGCCAACGAGGATGCAGCAGGAACGCCCAACGGGAAAATGCAAGGCATGTTGGGGAACCACCCCTTGGTTCGTGGCTCAACCCCAGAAGAATGGAAGCTTGGGACGTTGAACCCAACGTGGGTCGAGTGGCTCATGGGATACCCAAGCGGGTGGACAGACTTAAACAACTAGGCAACGCCGTAGTCCCCCAGATCCCCGAACTATTAGGACGAGCTATTCTATCCACTAACGCATCACATGAAGGATGACCATGCACTCAATCATCATTGATATTGAAACAAACGCCATCGAGGATTGGAGAGAACTCTCAGATCTGAAAGAGATTCATTGCATCGTGATCCGTTATAAGAACTTGGTTGA